CCGCAACATGCAAGCAACCCTGGAACAAGTCCAAGCTCGAAACCAGTTCAACGCTTTTTGCAACCTTACTGAAGGTCACCTCGTCCGTTTACTCAATGATTGGCAGGATCAGAAGGTGTGGAAAGTTAGCGGCCACGGTGGCGCTGTTGCCAAGCTCCAAAAACAGTTTGACCAATACTGCCAGCAGAACGGATACAACTTGCAGGGAAAACCATTCCTCTCCTTGGTGGGACGTTATGGGGCGTTAAACGTGTTCATTCGGGCGACTTGCTACCCAGGAGGAGAAGGAACCCCGATCAACCTCTCGGCCGATGTCTACCTGGCACGTTTTAATGATCAGACCGGCGTTATGACGCGGCTGCTGGAATGCTACAAACGCCGCGTGGATTACACCCTAGAGGAACTTAAAGAGAAGGCAGAACGGGCTTATGCGCTGGAAGCTGAAGCCCGGGAATTGCGCTCTTCAATCTCCGACTTTAGGTGACATTAAAAAAGCCCCTATTCGGGGCTGTTTTGTTACTTGCGTTTTTCGTAGAGGTAAAAAGTAAACTTTAAACAGTCGCAAGCTTTGATCCCGTAAGGTTGCGCGTCGTGGTACTTGCTGAAGAATGACTCCTCTGAACAGGTAACAATCACACCCTCTCCGAAGTCTTCCATAAACTCATCGATAACAGCTATCTCAGCATCTCCCCCGTCATCATTGAGGCTAAAAGATGTTGCATCGCCGTTGATAATGTAGCAGGCCCAATGTAATGGGAGGTCGTAGGTTTCCGTCATCGTTTTAGATTTAGGATAAAAAGAAAGCCCCAGAGCGTAAACCCTGGGGCGATTGATTAGACGAAAGAGGGAAGCTCGACAGGTAGAGCGTGGGCTCTATAGCAACGGTGTGGATTGATCCGCCGCCATAAGACAGCGAGTCGTTCCGCATCTGCTTTAACCCTGGGACGGCCGGACCCTTTGAAGGGAGCCCAGCCTAGTTTGCATCCGTAGTAGCAGAGAACTGTATGGTTCACTGTTCTACCTCGTTGCCTTTTGCTTCGGCTTTCTTTGACTCCCAACGGCTGAGAACGGTGGCAAGTTCTTCGGATAAGGTCTCCAAGAACTGACGCCGCTCGACGCTTTCGTCGCGATACCCAAGCTCTCGCACGTAATTCTTGATACTCCCGCGCAGATACTGCGTAGAAACACCAGTGAGAACTACGGAATCGCCGCCAACAGTATCGTTAACGGTGATCTGGCTCTCATCGTTCCACCCGAAAGAGTTGAGCGTGACAGCGCAGCCGCCTAAGCCGCTGAATTTTGTCTCGGTTGCTTTTTGCATTTTGTAATAGGATGAAGTACAGTGTCTATTTCAAGCGCCGACACAGGCGATGTTTGTATGAAGTCACCAGAAAGCTTGCGAGGCGCTGGGGCCGATCGGTTCGATCTGGTTACGTTGTGGGAAGAAAGCGGTTTTGCTCTCCTTCCTTGTCTGTATTGTAGTCCATTGTGCTTCGCTAGCCAGTCTTCCTGTCACATACTGTAGTATCTTATGCTACGGGGAGGGATAGCAAATGTTACGCTGCTTAGCAAGGTCCGGGGAACTTAAATAATTATCCCTAAACCTATCTATTGTGCTACCCGGGGGCAGTGGTCAGAAAACACACCTCTTATGTGCTACACCCCCAAATAAAAGAAACCCCAGATGCAGCCCTACATGTTGCTATTGTGGCTGCAAAGGTTGTTTCCTAGTTATGGACGAAAACACCACCGAAGAGAAGGTAGTAAAAAGAATCGGTGGTCCGAAAAACCCAAAGGACATCCAAGAAGCACGTATTCTTCGCTTATATCGCCGCCAATTAGAGGGTTTACCCGCTCTCCAACTGGTACTCGACCATGCAAACAAAGAACAGGTGGGACGTGCCACTGCATTCCGCGATTGGAAAGCAGTTCAAGCCTTAAATCGCGAAGATTTCGAGCGTGAACGCGAAGATATGGCCTCCAGAATATTTTCTATGCGCTCTCGCCTCTACAACTCAGCCGTAAAACGGGGCCAAATGCAAACAGCCGCCAACGTCCTTGATTCCCTGGCACGTATGGTCGGTTGCGATCAAGTGGAAGAAAGTAGCACATTACCTGAAATCCACGTTAAGATCGAAAGACCCGAGTAAACAACACTTTTGGCGAAAACACTTGATATAAGCCTTCGTCCCGCACAGGGCACTGTATTTAGCGCCAAAGAAAGATTCCGCGTATTGGTTGCAGGCCGCCGTTTCGGAAAGTCCTACCTCTCCTGCATCGAACTATTCACCAAAGCCCTGGAACGTCCGGGCGAAACCTATTTTTATTGCGCCCCAACGTATCGAATGGCAAAGGATATTGCCTGGAAGACACTAAAAAAGACAATCCCAAAAGAATACATACGCTCTAAAAACGAAACAGACCTACGCCTAGATCTTGTAAACGACTCAACAATTGAACTAAAAGGCACAGAAAACGCAATGGCCCTTCGTGGCCGTTCTTTAGCAGGAGTAGTCCTAGACGAAGCCGCCTTTATGGAATCAGAAGTCTGGTTCGAGGTAATCCGTCCCGCTTTAGCAGACAAGCAAGGCTGGGCACTCTTCATCTCCACCCCGGATGGAACGGCCAGCTGGTTCTACGACCTGTGGTGTTACTGCGAAGAGGATAAAACAGGCGACTGGATCCGCTGGTGCTACACAACAATCGAAGGTGGCAACGTCCCCGCCCACGAAATCGAAGCAGCCCGCGCCCAACTTGACTCCCGTACATTCCGTCAAGAATTTGAAGCCAGCTTCGAGAACCTTACCGGCCTAGTCGCAGTCAGCTTTGGCGACGAAAACATCTCCACCGAAGCCAAAGACATCAAAGTCTTGCCCTTACTACTGGGCGTTGACTTTAACGTTGATCCAATGAGCGGCATTTGCGCCGTAAAAGACAACGAAACGCTGTACGTCTTCGACGAAATCATGTTGCGCGGTGGAGCGACAACATGGGACTTTGCAGAAGAAGTAGTCCGCCGTTACGGCGTGGACCGTCGCGTAATCGCGTGCCCAGACCCCACAGGCGGAGCACGAAAAACAAGCGGCATTGGCGTAACGGACCACACAATCTTGCGCCGTAGCGGTTTTACAGTTCAATCACCTAAAGCACCGTGGAAGATCCGAGACAAGATCACAGCCGTCAACACTGCCCTACTTGATGCTGCTGGAACGCGAAGAACCGTAATCCATCCACGCTGCAAGCAGTTAATCAAGGATTTAAGAACATTAACTTACACGCCAAACACGGGTCTACCAAACAAGAATTTAGGAGTAGACCACGCATTTGACGCATTTGGCTATCTAGTTCTACAACAATTCAACCTTGCAAAGCCAGAAACTTTAGGCACTACATCTTATCGGTTGTATTAAGTAAGTTATTTAACGTGTTTCCAGGTTCTTCCTACGATTGCATTCCAGGCCACTTTTTGCGATACATCCCAGACCAGTCCACATTCAAAGGAGCTGGCCCCTTCAGCCGCGTACTGACGCATTTCCATAACTTTGGTGTTGTCCAGCTTGGAGTTTGGGTGATCTTCCCCTACTAAGCGATAGCAAACCGTTTCTTTTTCTCGAATAACTTCTGGCGGTTGGGTCGTCACAAAGGTGTAAGAACAGACCGTACATTTGCGGTATCGCCTCACCTCTTCTGGTCTTTTGCGATTAATGCTTGTGACGCGACTGCTGCTTCCGCATTTTGGGCACTTCAATGTAGTGATTGATTGGCACGAAAGGCTAGAATAGGGCAAAGCTAATCGTTGTCATGCCCCAAGGAGCTGGAACCTACGGAAGCAAAAAGGGCCGTCCTGCCAAGAAGAAAAAGGGGTTGTACGACAATATTGCGGCCAAGAAAAAGCGCATTGCGGCTGGATCAGGCGAAAAGATGAGAAAAGCGGGTGATCCTGGCGCACCAACAGCAAAAGACTTCAAGAAATCAGCTAAAACGGCCAAGAAGCCTGCCAATAAGAAGAAGTAATGGCTGAGATCACACGCGGCGGCCATAAGTTTGCTGGTTACAGCAAGCCGATCAAGACACCCGGTCATTCGAGTGGGAAGTCTCATGCCGTTGTGGTGAAAGATGGTGAGGCTGTACGTTTAATTAGGTTTGGTCAGCAGGGCGCTAGTACTGCAGGCAAGCCAAAAGCAGGCGAAAGCGAAGCCATGAAGGCCAAGCGTAAAAGTTTTAAAGCACGTCATGCCAAGAATATTGCTAAGGGCAAAATGAGTGCCGCATATTGGGCTAACAAAGTAAAATGGTGACATGACTTATTCAGTTCCCGGCTCAGTGCGGACCCATCAGGTCAGCTCTTCCCGTCTGGGAAGTGTAGACAGTCCTTTTGTTCGCACTCGCGCAGTGTTGGACCAGATGAAGGGCTGGGAAATAATGAAAGCCGTCACGACCGGTACAGAGTACCTGCGAGAGAACAGCGAAACATTCCTACCAATTGAACCACGCGAAGACTACACAGCGTATCTATCCCGCGTAAATAGAGCTGTCTTCACGCCATACACGCAACGATTAGTGCGTTCAGCAGCCGGTCTAATTTTACGCAAACCTATCAACATTGAAGGCGACCCCTATTGGACAGAGATCTTCAATAAGGATGTTGATGGTTGTGGATCGGATCTAGATGAGTACGCACGACGCCTTTTGATCTGTGCTTTGACGTATGGGCATTGTCATACGTTGGTTGATTTTCCAGCGCCTTCTACTGCAAGGAATTTGGCAGAAGAGCGTGCATTAAATCGCCGCCCATATTGGATTGAAGTTGATCCAACTAATGTCTATGGCTGGCGTTTGGATCGTGAATCAAATTATGGCAGCTTGACGCAAGTGCGTATTGGCGAGAAAGCAGTTGTTGCGGATGGAGATTTTGGCGAAAAAGTATTTGATCAAATTAGGGTGATCGAGCCTGGTCGTTATCGCGTATTCCGACAAGAGCAACAGAAGCAAGAGGTGCAAGGAGATTTTCCATATCCCGCTTCGTTCCAACAAACAGAAGCTGGCGGTGAGTATCAACTGGTGGAATCTGGCCCTTATTCGCTAGATCAGATCCCGTTAGTAACGATTTATGCCAATAAAACAGATGTAATGGCGAGCAGGCCGCCGCTATTGGACATCGCTTATTTGAATCTGGCTCATTTCCAGCGTCAAGCTGATTTAATCCACAGC